GCAAATTGAAGCAGGAGAAGATGTTATCTTCGTTATTGATGGTGTAGATACATGGTATGATAGTTGTATGATTAAGGTTAATCCTAATCCAAGAGTAGTAACAAGAATTATGCCCTTTCAATACGGTGCTAGAACTAAGTTTTTTGATTTTTTAATGAGAGCAATTTATAATTTACCTTGTAATGTAATTTATATTACTCACGAAATAGAAAAATATGTTGAAGGTTCTCCTGTTGGCGTTCAGCCTAAGTGGGGAAAATGGGGAGGAATCTTAGAACAAGAGATTTACTGCTCAAAGAAGAAGGTCAAGAATGAATTACATTTCAGTGCTGAATTGATTGGTTCAAGAACCAATGGTAATTTAGTCGGAAAGAAATGGACTGTGCGAGAAGGGACTCCCCCTAATATTCAATGGAACGGTGTTCCTGAATTAAGGGAGGGGAAGATTTGAACCCCATGTGGCAACAACAAATTGGCAAAACTTTTTTAGTAGCATCTAAAGTAGGAGAGGTTTTTTCTAGAAATAAACTAGAACTTACCGATTATATTAGTCCTAATTTTTTCTTCATTGATAAAATGGGCGGTATTACAATAGTAATTAAAAATAACAACATAATGAAAATGGAAGAGATAAAATGAAATTCGTAGTGAATAACAAACAAATGGAGAAAGCATTAACAGACATTCAAGGAAAAGGAAAGTATCTAGGTAATGGAGGACTTGGCTCATCTAAGATGGGTTCTTACTTTTACATGACACTTAATGATAATTCTTTGGAGATTTGGAACGGGGATGCTACATTTGGAATGAATATTACATTAACCGTAGAAGGCGTAACGAATGGTTCTTTTATTGGTGATGCTAATTTTATTATTCCTTACTTGAAAAAGTTTGGTGAAAGTGTATTCTTTGAGAGTGGAGACTTTTTGAAATTAACTTCTGGAACAAAGAAGGCTTCTCTACCTATGGTGGTTAATCACCCAAACATGGATGCTATCTCTCGTATTAGAGAAATGGTAAAGCACATTTCATATGAAGAAGCATTAGACAAACTTTGGTCTTTTGGCTCAAAAACTTTTGAAGGGGCATTTCAATTAAATAGTGATATTTTTAATGAAGCAATAAGTCTTTGTGAATTAGTTAAGAGTGGAGTTTACAAACTAAACTATCTCGGTGGTAATGTAACCTTTTCAAGTAGAGCAAACGCTTCAAACCAATATGAACAAACAATTCAATTAGCATCAGCGATAGGAGAAGACGCAACGCTTGAATATTCAGGCCCGCTACATAACTTCTTTGAAAAAGGACAGACTCTTAACTTTTATGTGAAAGATGAATTCCCTTTAATTATTGTAGCCAATAACAGAATGATATTAAAAGCCCCGTATTCGGGAGGAAATTAAAATGATAATTAGTAAATGTATAGATGAAAAGCATATTTACACAGCATGGAGAGAAAACGGAGAAAGAAAGTTTAAACTTGAAGCACATGAACCATACTTCTTTATTGAGGATGATGAGTTTGAGTTTGAGAGTTACACTGTGAAGAAATACATTTCTCGTTCTTTCAAGTATGAGAAAGGAGATTGGGTTTCTCTTCAAGGAAAGTCTTTGAAGAAAGTTATTGTTGAACAAGCAACGGATATTTACAAGGCTCGTAAAATGTGGAATAAAACATATGAAGCAGATGTGCCTTTTGGATTTAGATATGCTATTGATAAGTTAAATGAACTACCTGAATTTAAACTGCGAAAGTGGTATTGGGATATGGAATGGCAACAAGGCGGAGAACACCATGATAAGATTACTACTATTGTAATGTATGATAATTATGATGAGAAGTATTACCAATGGGTTTGGTTTCCTAAAGGATTAGAACCTAATATTACTCCCTATGGGATTTCGGGTAAATCTATCCATGAATTTGAAACTAAATGGTTTAGTAGTGAAAAAGATATGATTGAATCATTTATCAATGTTATGATAGATATAGACCCCGATATGTTAATAGCATGGTTTGGCCTTAAATTCGATTTGCCTAAATTGCTTGAAAGGTGTTGTGCATTGGGTATCAACCCTATGCGTATGTCTCCAATTAACCGTATAGACGGGGTTAAAAAGACCGGCAACGGCTTTACTTTCAGTAAGGGTGAAAGTGGATTCTCTCCTATACAACAGCCATTAGGGGGTCGCATAACCCTCAATTTAGACCTTGCCTTTGAGCGACAATGGAATGATTCACAAAGAGGAACATTACCATCAATGAGTCTTGAGTTTGTATCTCAAACATTATTCGGTGAAGGTAAATCAAAGGAAACTATTTTTGAAGACCCGAATGAGTTTTACCGTAGAGGTTGGCTTGAAGATACAGAAGCCTATTTGAAATATGCTTTAATAGATGTTGAGTTACTTGTGAGAATAGATGAAACAAACTTTTGTAGTGAAGCGATTATTGCACTACAACGATTACTTGTTGCACCGTTTGAAGCGTGTTTTTATGCGAGTCACATGGGTTCTATTTACTTTATGCGTAATGCTGATTGGATTTGTAAGACTGGAAGTAAAGTGGATAAAAGAGAAACTTATGACGGTGCTATGATTTACGACCCGCTTAGTGAAGGAACAAACGGATTACATTTGAATGTAGCCGCCTTTGATTTTGCCGGTCTTTATCCATCAATGATGATTGCTCGCAATATTTCTTTTGAAACTAAAAGCGAAGAACCTACGGAGTTTGCAGTTAATATCGCAACTCCAAGAGACTTTAGCCCAGTAACAAGAAAGCACATGTTGTATTACAAAACAGATAAATTGGGCTTATTGCCAAGAGCAGTTCTCGAATTGAAAGAGTTGCGAAATGAATATAAGCGTCTTATGAGAGATGCGAGAGAAGCAGGAAACGATTCGGAAGTAGTTAAGTGGAATAACAATCAAATGGCTGTAAAGCGTTTAATGGCATCTTTTTATGGCATTGTTGCATTTCAAGGATTTGGTTGGGCTGATGTTAATTTGGCCGCAAGTATTACTGCAAGTGCAAGAGAAGCAATTAGATTAGCAGCATTCAAAGCAAAGGAGATGAAAATATGAAATGTAAAAAACCATTAGCACACAACCCTCAATTTGAAGGAAAGCACCATTGTAAATTATGTGAAGGAGAGAAAAAAAATGGAGAAGGAAAAGAAAGAAACAATTTGTGACATAACTGAAAGATGTGGTAAAATAATTTATCCTGATGCTAATAAGGTTCATGGACTTGTAATGGAGAAGAGAAAAGAAGGTATTAAGTTAAATTATTATTACTGCGAGTATTGTTTGGGTTTTCATACAACGAGTATGACTATGAAGCAACAGAGGCAATACTTGTTCAGCATTGAAAAGTCACACAGATACAGAAGAAAGAAGGAGGAATCAAAATGAAATTAATAGAAAAGTGGGTCATGGAATCAATCAATAGCCTTAATACAACATTTACAGTAGAAGAAGTAAGAGATAATATTATATCCAAAAAAGGTAATAGTCTTATTATTGGAAGTAATACTCAACTTGCATCTTATTGTAGAAGGCATGGTTATAGGATTGGCCCAATGACATATAGGAGGAAAAGAATATGACTAAAATGAATTCTAGAATGAGAGGATGGATTGATAAAGCAATAGTGGGTCAAGAAGAACCATTTACTGCTAGAGAAATATATGAAAAGATACTTAGGGATAGACCTAATTCAAACTACATAACGAGTGTATATTCAGTGGGTTCATACTTAAGTAGAGTTTGTATCAAGCAAAGAAATAAAGAATATAATATATATTGGAGGAAATAACATGAGAACAAAAATAGTAACAGTTAAAGTATCGTATGATACAGAAGAAACATGGGATATTACCATGCAAGAAATAAAAGAAATATTTCAAATGATGAATAACTTGAAGCGTCATGCTATTATTTTAGAAGTTGAGCAGGGTGTCAATTATGATGATGGACAGAACGAATGAGTTATTAGAAGAATTGCTGGCTATGATAGCAAGAAGTAATAAGATATTGATGATGGTAAATATCGTGAACATAGCGACCATTATAACAATAATTACGGTGGTAATATGAACGAATTGAAAGAAATGAAAAAGAAAATTAAGATGCTAGAAGACGAATTGGCTGAATTGTATAAAGACAATAAGGCACTTACTAAGATGTATAAGGCAATTCAAGAATTACAAGAACAACATGACGCACCTGCGGCCAAGTTTACATATTATTT